AGTTCGGTGGCGTAGAAGACCTAAAGTCTGCTATCGAAATGATTCAAAAGCACGTTGAATCTATGGGAGCTTCTCAAGAAGAAGAAGAAATGGCTGAACACGGAGATGAAGAAAAAGAAGAAATGGCCTCTGAAGTAAAGGAAGAGGTAATGGCTTCTGATGAAGAAGAAAAGTACGAAGCTACTGAAGAGGTAGTTGAGGAAAATCTTCAAGAAGAATTTGCTGCTACAGATGCAGAAGTTGAGGAGCAATTTGCTGCTGAACAAAAGGCTGAAGAAGTAGTTGAAACAGTTGAAGATAAGACTGTAGTTTTTGATGCGATTACTCCTGAAAAAGTAAATCTAATCAATAACTTCTTCAATCGCAAGTAATTATTGTAAATTAAGTAAAACGAATCTTTTTTAAACTTATATAAAATGAGTGTAACTATTTCAAACTTGCCATACGGTGACAGACGTCCAGACTTGTTCATCGATGCAATGGTAAAATCAGCGGCTGTATTGAACCGCTTCCGTCTTATTGACGGTGTAAAAGCTAAAGTAAACGTGCCTATCTTTGATGCTTCATTGACTTTCGGTAACGACCTTTGTGTATTTGACCCACAATCTGCTGCTTCTGTAGCTGAAAAAGAAATGACTGTTGAAACTTACAAGTGGTCTTTCTTGAACTGTAAGGACGCTCTTGAGTCTTCTTACCGTGGTTTGTTGTTGAAGCAAGGTCAGCACAACCCTGAGACTATGGATGCTGAATTCAAGGACTGGGTATTTGACTACTTCGCAAAACTATCTGCTCAGAAGGCTCTTGAATTGGCTGGTACTGAGTTGACTACTGAGATGGCTGCTGATGCTGATGTATTGGACTACGATACTAACGCTGCTATCAGCTCAAGCAACATCCTTGACTTGATGGAAGGTGCTTACCAAACAATGTCTGACGTTATGTTGGCTGCTGTTTACGGAGATGCTGACCGTGACTTCAAACCTACTTACTTCTTGGGAACTGCTGCAATGCAAGCTTACCAAATCGCTATCGCTGGTTTGTACACTACTACTCCTCAAGGTGTTGTTGAAGGTGGTATTCCTTCTTACTACGGTATGGAAGTAGCTCACTTCGCTTCAATGCCTGCTAACGAGTTCATCATCGCTGCACCACAAAACTTGGTTATGTTGACTGATGACTACAACGATGTTCGTGCTATCGATATGAAGTACGAAGCTGAATTGTCTTCAGATAAAATTTGGGGTCAGTTCAAGTTGGGCTTCTCTTACTTGAAAGGTGAAGAGATTGTCTACGCAAAGAACTTCGCATAATAATTAAATAATAACGGAAGGGCTTCGGCCCTTCCTTTAATACCCTATAACAAATGGCTTGTAATGTAACTCTTGCTGATATTTCTTACTCTTGTGACGATGTTGCAATTGGTGGTATCGTAGAATTGCACGTTGCTAACAAATCTGACGCTGAATCTGCATTGACAGGCGTTGGTTCTGCTGACCGTGCAATTACTGCTGCTACTGCGGTAACAGGTGTCTCTCAAATCTCATTCAACAACAAGGATGGATTTTCTGTATTTAGCGAAGTAAAAACTGTTAGTGCTGATGGTATCGTTGCTACTGTACCAACAATCTCTGTTGAGCTTCCTAAAATGACTGCTGATAAAATCACAGCTCTTAACAACATCTCTAAAGGTGGTGCTGAATTGGTTGCCTTCGTAAAAACTGCTGCTGGAACTTACCACGTTTGTGGTTTGGACTACGGTCTTTACGCAGGTACTGTAGATGCTAACTCTGGTACTGGTCGTGCTGAAAAGAACCGCTTCCAACTTACCTTAACTGGTGACGAGCAAGGTCTTTCTTACAGCATTGATGCTGCTGACTTCGCAACTGCAACTGCTTAATAGCAATCTTGTAAATTATAACAAGGGGAGTGGAGAAATCCTCTCCCCTTTTTAATATATAATATATGGCTTTCAATTGTAGCATTCTATTAAGCGATATTGATATCAACTGTAACAAGCGAGTAACAGGTGGTATCAAGAAAGCTATCCTACTATTACAAAAAGACTTGACTATTACCTTTGACCCTATTGATGAGACACAGGTAACTCAAGTAGACACATTAAACACTGTAACCTTTGCACACAATACAAAGGATGGTGTAACCACATTCACAGAGAATAAAAACACATCCAATGGATTGGGTGTAGTAACTACAGATATTACTATCCAATCTCCAGCAGTAGACAATAAGGTTAATCAAATAGACCTTATGAGCCGCAGAGAAGACATCTGCTGCATTTTATTGCACAACAACGATACTGTGACTATTTCGGGTTGGATGGATGGCTTAACGATGAACTATGAGGCTAATAGCGGTACAGGTACATCTGATAAGTCTTATGTTAATATCACACTAAACACCCAAAGTGGAATTGCTTCTTTGGCTATTGACGATAAATCAGTATTTTCTGACCAAACCATATTTGAGTAATGGCATATTTAATTAACAAAGGAACTGGATATATGAAGGATGCGGTAACAACTCCTTCTGTAGAAAAGAATTACCTTTATGTACAAGGCGGTTATAGCGGTTCAGTTGTAAATTCTATTGAGGGAGAAGGTTTGGTATTCTTTTTACAACTACACGATTAAAAATAAAATAAAATGGCATACGAAAATATTTCTAAAGAAGGCAACTTCTACCAATCAGCTACGGGAGATTATGGTTTCCGTCTGTTAGAGGCAGCAGAGTCTGCTACAGATGGTTTCCGTGCAATCCAAGCATTGGAGGCTTCAGAAGTAACAACCACTACACAAGTAGGTGATGCGTTGACTGCTGTTGCTTTACCTGAGGGTTCAGTAATCTACGGTAAGTTCGATAGTGTTACTTGTGTTAGCGGAAAGGTTCTCGCTTACAAAGCAGTGTAATGAACTATGTTAGGACTACTAAATACCGTCTTGAGCAAAGGTGGTTCACTATTAACCTATGTAAAGGAGGGACTTGTTATGGCAAATAGATTCTTATCCCCACCTAAATTAAGCTTCCCTGCGAATGCTTCTGCCGAGTTTGACGGGGCGAGTGATTACATTGATACGGCATCTTTGCCGTTAGACACATTTACCAATTTTACTATTTCTGGGTGGTTCTATCTTGACAATTTAAGCACTACACGGGTTTTGCTTGGATTTGGCAATAGTTCAAACAATTTTCCTATTATAGTTCTTGAAGCACAAAGCAGCGGAGTAGCAAGGTTTTTTGTAAGAGATTCGGGTAGTTCATCCGCTTCAGTAGATTCTTCAGCGGGAGCCGTAACAACTGGCAAATGGTATTTTCTTGCTGGAACAAGAAGCGGAAACGATTATAAAGGATATTTAGACGGGAGTTTAACCGCAAGCGTTACCACAAGCGCGGTAGATGTTGAAGGTGAATTAGACGTTTTTGGTATTGGTCGTTTAAGTAGATTGGGCCCAAGCGGATATTTCAAAGGCAACCTCGCCAACGTCGCAATATGGAACCGCGCACTTTCAAGTGATGAGATTAATTCCGTGATGTGGAAATCTTACACCTTGCTAAACACCTCCGAAAAAGAGGGACTACAAGCTTGGTACTCATTGGAAGAATCAGAGCTATTAAGCGGTGACAGCACTCCTACGCTTGAGAAATATGCAGAGGTTAACAAACTTACATTTGAAGGTAAACAGTGCCTACAAGACGCTTTAAATGCCTTACCAACGATTACAGATGCAAGACTGTATTCTGCTAAATACGACATCAGAGTTAGTGCTGATGGTGGTACAGTAGAATCTTTAGATTGTGTTGAAACAGAATTAAACGCTATAGTATGAGCAGCTTAAAAGATTTAGCAAGTCTAATAATGGTCCCGTCTATGTACAAGGACGGAAGACTTGATACAGTAAAGCCTTTAGGCAATAGTATATTACATCCCGATGCCACTGGTAACAATGATGGTACTGATGGTTCTACACCTGCGGAGGGTAACTTTACTTTTAGTAGGGGTTCAAATCTTGCTGCTACGAGGGTAGATGTTAATGGCTTAATTGAGAAGGGTAGAGAGAATCTCTTGCTGCAATCAAATCAGTTTGATACTACTTGGATAAATGGAAATAGCACCGAGACTGGAGGGCAACCCGATAAAGATGGAGGTAATACTGCTTGGCTTTTAACTAAAACGAATTCGGGTGGTTATCTTCATCAAAACATTAACCCAAATGGCGTTCAAACATTTAGTGTTTACGCAAAGGCTGGAACTCTAAATTGGATTAGAGTACGCTCAACTGCAAGCAGTATATATAGTGCTTATTTTGATTTATCGGGAAGCGGTTCGGTAGGTACAACTCAAAGCACAATAGATGCAAAAATTGAAAGCATAGGAAATGGATGGTTTAGATGCTCTATTGCTTTTAATGACTCTATCATTAATGTTAGAATTTACCCTGCAGATGCCGACAACGACACAAGCGGCACAAGTGGTAATATCTATATTCAAAATGCACAAGTAGAAAGTGGCTTGGTAGCAACTGACTACATTGAAACAGGAGCATCTACTGCACAAGCAGGTATCTTGGAGGATATGCCTCGCCTTGACTATTCGGGTGGTGCTTCGTGTCCTTCTCTTTTACTTGAGCCGAGTAGGACTAACTTTGTAACGGATAGCGAATACTTTGCAGGTCTTAATTTATACGGAAGTATAAATGCTACATATGGTGCTTACACTAATCCTTCAGGTCAAGACTCTGCTTACCTGTTGGAAGCAACAAGTGCTATATCTCGTATTCAAACACTCTCCTCAACAGGAGATGGTAATGATGCAGTAATGAGTATTTTCATTAAGGGAAACGATAATGTATCGTATCCAACTTTAGCCAATCAAGGCGGAGGTCAATATACAAGATGGGAGTTTGATGCCAATAATGTATTGACATACTATGATGGTGATGCGCCATCTGGAGATTATGGTCAAGAGGACTACGGAAATGGATGGTACAGGATATGGTTAAAAACGGACACTATTAACGGAAGCACAAATTATTACCGATTCAATCCCGACAACCGATATGGTACAGGCTCTTTGTATGCTTGGGGATTTCAAGTAGAAAAAAACGCCTCTTACCATACCTCATATATACCAACATATGGTTCAAGTGTAACGAGGTCTGCTGAAGATTTTCCTAAAAAAGATTTGTATTACGGAAACAAATTTAGTTTGTTTTTTGATATGAATGGTTTAGGCGGTTCTGCATCTAATAACTTCATTATTCGTTTTGGTGCCATTAGCCCTATTTATTTATCAGTTCGCCAAAGCGATAAAAAGTTGCAGTTTTATAGCCCTGCTTCGGGTGTGGGATATTTTGCTACTACGGCAACTCAAAAGATTGCTATTAGTTGTGATGGTACAAATTGGATTTGGTCATCGGATGGTCAAAGTGGAAGTTTAACCGCTAATGGTTCTAATGATGGGGAATACATAAGAATTTCAACAAATGGTAGTGCAGGAGGCGGATTCCCTTCTGTTACATTAAATCAAATCCTTTTATTTGAAACTGCACTAACGGCAGATGAATTGAATGCCTTAACAACTTTATAAGATGAGCGTAGGATTCGTATATAAATGGATTGACTCCTCTAACCAAATGTACTACATAGGAAGCCATAAGGGTTCTCCTAACGATGAGTATGTAGGTAGTGGTATCCATTTTAGCAGAGCCTACTCTAAACGACCAGAGATGTTCTCAAGAGAGATTATGTATAATGGTGTAGATTATAGAGAGCTTGAGGAGTTTATTCTTGAAGAGTTGGATGCAGCAAACGACCCAATGTCTTACAACCTAAAGAATGCTTCTATGGGAGGTCATATGGGTGCTGAAGGCATTGAAAAGATGCGTAAGTCGCTTACGGGTAAGAAACGCTCTAAAGAGGCTTGTGAGAGCCTTACAAGAGGTAAGATTAAATATAGTGTTTACTGCAACTTGAATGACACTACATATAAAAGCACATTGGAAGCAGCGAAAGAATTAGGTATAACACCAAGCTATGTTAGAAGTATGATTAACGGACATTGTGCAAACAAGTACGAATTGTCAAGAATTGAAAAAATAAAATAATGGCAAGTATATACGACAAATCAAGTTTGGTACTTATACCAAGCGGAACTAAAACAGGAAAGGTCTACTCGCAGAAGCCTGTTAGTGGTGATGGTGATTTTACTTTCACTCGTTCAAGTGCTGCTACGAGAGTTAATGCAGATGGGTTTATAGAGAAAGAGACTCAAAACCTCTTGACTAAATCCAACACTCTTTCTGCTTGGTCAAATGCCAATACTTCGGAAACGGGAGGACAGAGCGGATACGATGGAAGTAGTGATGCTTGGCTTGTTACCAAAAGTGCCGCTAACGCATTCATTGGTATTTCAGCAAGTTATAGTGGTGTGTTTACTCAAAGTATTTACGCAAAGGCAGGTAGTTTAAATTGGATTGCATTACAAAATTCTGGAATTAGTCAAACGCTTTGTTGGTTTGATTTACAAAATGGGCAAACAGGTTTTGCTCAAAGTAGTGTAATTAGTCATAGTATTACTGATGTCGGAGGAGGTTGGTATCGTTGTGAAGCAACATACAATGGTTCAAGTAGCACCTTTAGAGTTTTCCCTTCAGTAAGTGATAACAACACAAGCGGAACATCAGGAAATGTATACCTACAAGATGCCCAACTTGAGCAGGGACTTGTAGCAAGAGACTACATAGAAACGACTACTACTGCCGTAGAGGGAGGTATTACTGATAATGTACCAAGATTGGACTATACGGATAGTTCGTGTCCTGCACTCTTGTTAGAGCCACAACGGACTAATATCTTTACTGATAGTGAATACTTTAACGGAAGCGATTGGATATTGCAAGATTGTACTATTACAAACAATGCAGCACTTTCTCCCGAAGGTGTGCAAAACGCATCTCTATACACTTCATCAACCGAACCATACGATTTTGTTCGTCAAAACATTTCATTTGTTTCGGGTACAACATATACCTATTCAGTATTCGCTAAAGCAGGAACTTCATCACAAATAACTTTAGCATATCATAGTGCTGCATTTGGAGTTGGACAATCAGTACATTTTAATTTAAGCGATGGGACATATACAATCGTTAGTGGTACACCTTCAGTCAAGGTAGAAGACTTTGGTAATGGATGGTATCGTTGTGCTATTACCGCAACGGCAACGGCAAGTTCTACACGCTCAACAGGATTTTCAAGTGCAGCATCGGGTTCTGTAACTACTTTGTATTTATACGGAGCGCAGATGGAGGTTTCAGCAAGTTACCCAACATCCTACATCCCTACCTATGGGAGTAGTGTGACTCGTACTAATGATTATATGAAACTTCTTGCTACTGATTTTTATAATACTACATCTTACACCTACTTCTTGGATATAAACTTGCCTTATGATGTAGGCACATCATCTGCACTTTGGAAAGACAATGATAATCTTTCATCTAATGGAGGATTTCAATTAAGAAAGACATCTCCTACGGGTTCATATGTTGGTATTACTACGCACAATGGAACTTCTTTTACAGGCTTCTTCACTAATGTTTTGACAGGAAGATTAAAGATGGCTATTATTTACAATAATGGTGAGGTGTCAGTTTACTACAACGGAGTACAATCGGGAAGTGCTATATCCGTAACAGGATGGAATCAATCTACTAATCATTTTAAATTTCAAGATGGTAGTATGGGGACATATGAGACTCAACAATTCTTATATCTACCAACTGCATTAACTGACCAAGAGGCGATTGACCTAACAACTATATAACTATGAAAACATTTAGAAAATACTCTTTTGGCTCTAAAGGAGCAGCCACTACAAAGATTAACGCTTTAGGCGTAGATGAGGAAGGTAACCCAACGCATAGCCACGCTATCGTACATCTTGGACACTTGGTAGAAACCGAAGGTACATACGATGAGGAAGGAAACGAACTCACTGCACCTGTACTATCTTCTACCTACCATATTGATGTGCTATGGGATGGTGAGCCAGACCCTGCTTGGGACAACGCTATGGTATGGTGTGCGCCTATGGGTGTTCATACTTTTGGAAGCAGTTCTGCTATCAGAGAGTGGACCGAGACTTGTAAGGCATTGCACCCAGAATTTTTCCCAGAACCAACTGAAGAATTAGCATAATGGCTGTAGGATTTTCTAACACAAACAAGCCTATAAACCCAAGGGGAGCTGATGCTTCCCCTAAAGGGTACAACCGAGCTTCCCTCTTTTCGGGCAAGGCGTTAGACTTTGACGGGGTTAATGACCACATAACTTTTGGAACCATTAGCGATTTAACATTTGGAACGGGTGATTTTAGCGCAGTTTTAGATTGGCAAATTGATAGCGTTAGCACTTATTCTTGGGCTATTGCAAAAAACCCAGTCAGCGATTTTGGTATTGGAATCAATAACACGGGCGGACTTTTGCGCCTTTGGATTGGCGGCACTCTTTCTTTAGGAACTGAAAACATACTTGGAAGCGATTGGAAAAAAATCGCAGTCGTTCGTGAATCGGGAGTAGTTAGCGCATACATCAACGGCGTGGCTATTTCTTTAACTGAAACGGCAATGGCTGGTTCTATTGATAGCGGGGAATTATTTGTTGGTTCGTGGGTTTCAAGTGCTGATTTTTGGAATGGATTACTAAACAACATTCGCATCTTCAACACCGCCCTAACCGCCGCACAAGTGGCCGACCTATACAACAACCCCGAAAAGGTAGTCCCAACGGGAGTGGATAACACCGCTTTGAAGTTATGGCTACCAATGCAAGAAGGTGCGGGTACTACGGCTTACGATGGTAGTTCAACCGAGAACGGGCCAGACCTTATCGTAAATGGAGACTTTGCAACGGATAGCGATTGGACAAAAGGAGCGGGATGGAGCATTGGCGGAGGCGTAGCAACGCACGATTCAAGTTTAGGCCCCGGCGATTTGTACCAAGACTTTAACCTAACTATTGGGAAGTCTTACAAAATCACGATAGAGATAACGGCAACCGATACGACCGAGTTGTATTTTATGACCGATAGCGGCGATTATGTTGAGGTAACTGGTTCGCCTATTGGTGTACATTCTCACGTTTTTGTTGCTGACGATTCGTTGCATCGTGTTGGTGTAAGAGGTTCGGGCAATTGGGATGGTTCAGTTGATAACATCACGCTTGAAGAATTAAACTTTGCCAACCACGGAACCATCAGCGGCGCAACGTGGACGCACGGCATCGGCGCACCCGTAGCACAAACGGCGGTTATTGATTGGAATAAGGGGACGAATTTATTTGAAAAATCCGAGCAGTTCGGTGTTAGCCCTTGGTCATTAGCGCGTGTTACGATTACCAACGGAATTGAAACCGCACCCGATGGCCGAGTAACGGCATCAAGGGCGTTAGAAGATTCTGCAACTGGCTATCGTGATGCTTTTATAAGTAGCGACACTTTCGCGGCTGGCGTTCCTATTACATTATCTTGTTTTGTAAAGGGAGGCCTTGGTCGTGATGCGATTTATTTGTACACCAATAACGGCGGTGGAAATGGTCGAGCGGCAAAGTTTAATATCAACACTGGTGCTTATATTGGAGATGCAAGTGGTAGCGGTTTTTCCGCTTGGGATAGTTACACAAGCGAAGATTTTGGAAACGGATGGTTTAGATTTTCAGCGACTATCAATTCAAATACAAACACTACGAGCAGAGTTTATAATCTTGGAATAAGCGACAACACAAACGATGCCCTTGCTGGCTATGTTGGCGATGTTACAAAGGGAATTTATTTTTGGGGCGCAAGTTTAGAACAAAGCGCAACCGCTGGCCCATACGTCCGCACGGGCGCAACCGCCCAAACCTCACCCGTATTACTTCCCCAAGGCTTAACAAGTGGCCGCGACATTACCGGCGTGAATCTATTTGAAAACGTGCGCAAACAAGGTGCGCTCAATCTTGATGGGAATAGTTGGGCAGAGGTTCACGATAACGAAAGCCTTGATATTACCGATGCGGTGAGTTTAGAAATGTGGATTTACTGGGAAGAACAAAGCCAAGATAAAACAATACTCGGTAAATGGGTAAGTGGTGCCGACCGCGCCTATGCCTTACTTGCAACCACTACAACGGGTAGAATTGATTTTCGTCAGCGCGTTTCGTCGTCCACTTTTGTTTTGGCAATATCAACGCTATCAAGTGGGTGGAATCACGTTGTAGCAACGCACGACCATAGCGCAAACGAAAGATTTGGATATATTAATGGCGTTTTGGTTTCGCAATCTACATCTCAAGGCGTGAGCAATGAATCGGACAATAATATAACTATTGGAGGAATTTCAACGGCTCAATATACCAATAGCATCGCCCAACCGCGCATCTACAACCGCGCATTGACGGCATCTGAAGTTTTACAAAACTATAATAGCGGCAAGAACATATACAAATAAATACAATGAAAGGAAACATTTTTATCAGCGTACCAGTAGCAGACATTGCTAACCAACTACCTGCTGCAATTACCCGTTACGATTGGACGGAATCAACCTACCACGAAGAAGGGGA